GAGACTTTAATGGAAGATGCAATGATGATTCATAGAATCATGAGGGCTCCAGAAAAGAGAATATTTAAGGTTGATATAGGAAATATACCACCAAATGAAGTTGATAATTATATGCAAAGAATTATGAACCAAATGAAAAAGACACCTTACGTCGATCAAGATACTGGTAATTATAATCTTAAATTTAATCTACAAAATATGATGGAAGACTTTTATCTTCCAGTAAGAGGTGGGCAATCTGGAACAGAAATAGATTCATTAAGTGGTATGGAGTTTGGAGGAATTGATGATATTGAATATCTAAGAAATAGAATGTTTGCAGCATTAAAGATACCAAAAGCATTTTTAGGATACGATGAAAGTACAGATGGAAAGGCAACATTAGCTGCAGAAGATGTTAGATTTGCAAGAACTATAGAAAGAATACAAAAGATTGTTATCAGTGAATTAACAAAGATAGCAATTGTACATTTACATTCACAAGGTATGGATGGAGAAGACTTAGTTAACTTTACACTAAACTTAACAAATCCTTCAAAAATCTATGAACAGGAACAAGTTGAGCTTTGGAACAGTAAGATATCACTTGCAGGTGACATTCAAGATAAAAAGCTTTTAGGTGAAAGGTGGATATATGAAAATATATTTAATATGAGTGAAGATGAAATGAAAGCTCAAAGGGAAGAGGTTATTGGTGATAGAAAGAGATACTTTAGGCACAGTGAAATAGAAAGTGGAAACGATCCAATGAAGTCTGGTGAAGCTGTTGCAACTGATTGGGCTATGGCAGGTGCAGGAGGTGAAGGCGCCGAAGGTGGAACTGAACAAGACCCCGCAGATGTTAGTGGTTTGTGGGAAGATGATAATGAACCAGGACAAGGTAGGCCAAAAGAGGGGCCTAAGCCAGGAACAGATAAGTCTGCTAGAGGAAGAGACCCACTAGGTAAAAAGAAGAGAAAGTCAGACCACAAAAATAGAGATCGATCAACAAAGCATAATTTTAGAGAAAATAATAGAAGATTAGTTAAGTCATTGTTTAATAAAGATAAAAAGGTCAGCCCATCTTTGCTAAATGAAAATAATCTTTTAGATGATAATTTATAAATCTAGATGATATTTATATATGACCTATAAGATTATAACATTAGGAGAGATAAATGGCAAAAGATAGACATTCCAAGTATAAAAATACAGGAATATTATTTGAACTACTTGTTAGGCAAATAACAAATGATATGATGCTGGGTAATAAAAAGTCCCCAGCTGTTTCTCTTGTAAGGGAATTTTTTAAGAAAGGTTCATCCTTAAATAGAGAGCTACAATTATATCAAACGCTTCAAAAAACAAAGTTTACAAGGGAAGACAAGGCAAATACTTTAATTGACACAGTAATTTCTGAGTACAAAAAGATAAACAAAAGAGTTTTGTCAAAGCAAAAGTATAATCTTATAAAAGAAATAAAAAATAATTATATTTTAGAAAACTTTTTTAAGACAAAGGTGCCTTCATACAAGATTAATGCATCTATTTGGAGAATACTTGATGAAAATACATCAAGCCCCAAAAGAACAGTGCAGTCTAGGTATTATATAATAGAAACTATAACGCAAAGTAAGCCTAAAGCATCTAAGATCGATGAGGTCTCAAATGAATTAAATAAACACGATAAAGATTTAAGGCTGCTATCATATAAGATACTATTGGAAAAGTTTAATAATAAATATGGTTCAAAACTTCAGAAGCCACAAAAAACTTTATTGAAAGAATATATTGAAAATGTATCTAATACAAATAGAATAAAAGAGTTTGTAGCTAAAGAGATATTAAAGCTAACAAAAGCAATAAAGTTAATGATACCAGCAGTTGATGATAAAATTGTAAGAATTAAGCTTTCAGAAGTAAACCATCAACTTAATAAGATTAATGACTCTAAGGTAATAAATGAAACTCATATATTATCATGCATGAGGTCTTATTCTTTAATTAAGGAGCTAAAAAATGTCATTAAATAAAAAGTTAGATAAAATGTTTGAGTCTTGGGAAAAGTATAAGCACGAAGAGATAGAAGAGGCAAACTTAACAGGCAATGTAGCTGGATTTGAAACACCTAATGCTTTTGCAAAGGATGAAGATGAAAAGGATAATGCAGAAAAGCTAGGATACAAAAAGGTTAAGGAATCAACCTTTATGAAAATGTCAAAGATGATGAATGAAATATCATATATGGCTTATAAAAATGATGATACAATGTCATCAAAGCAAAAGGTTAATAAAGCTATAAAAGAAGTAAATAGTAAACTTTTCAAAATAGAAAGAATTATTAACCAAAATCTTAAGCTAAAAAATGAGGAAGGTGTTGATTCTACTAAGTACTGGAAGTCAACTAGAAACAATCTTAAAAAGATATCTCACAAGATGATGAGAATAAGTGAAAGACTACTTAAATTTTAATATGAAAAAGAATAAAAAAATACTAAAAGAAGAGCTAGATGAAAAGTCTGTAAGAGACATCATCAGAAAAGAGATAGCAAAAGTGTTTTTTGAACTATATAGAAAAAGACAAACTTGGACAAAATCATGAAGCAAATATTAATAGATACGATACCTTTTCAGGTTAGCAGAAAGATGATTGCTGAGTCTGAAAAAAGAAATAATGGAAAAGTAATAGTAAATGGAGTGCTACAAAGGTCTGGAGCAAAAAATCAAAATGGAAGGATATATCCAAAAGAGATTTTGATGAGAGAGGCAAATAAGTATAATAGTGCTCAAATTAAAGAAAGAAGAGCTTTAGGTGAATTAGACCACCCAGAATCTTCTGTTGTTAACCTTGCAAATGTATCACATAATATTAGTAAAATTTGGTGGGACGGAAATGACCTAATGGGTACAGTAGAGATATTAAGTACACCATCAGGAAATATATTAAGAGAATTACTTAAGAATGAGATTAAATTAGGTATTAGTTCAAGAGGTTTAGGTTCTGTTAATAATGAAGTAAATGAAGAGACTGGAGAGGAAACTTTAATAGTACAAGATGATTTTGAATTAGTATGTTGGGATTTTGTATCAAATCCATCAACACATGGAGCATTTATGCACCCAACTAATGAAGGAATTATTAAGGAATCAGTAGTAAGAACTAATAGTATCAGTAAATATGATAAGGTAGATAATATAATATCTGATATGCTTTGTGAATTAGCTTGTAAGTGTAATCTACCAAGAAAAAGAAAATGAAGCTAAAAGAATTACTTGATAATGGATATAAAATTCTAAGTCCTGAGGAAATTAAAACTTCTGAGGATGAGCTTGATAATTATAATAAAAAGGCTGAACCCCAAGAAGAGGAGAAGCCACAAGGTGATATTAATATGCCTAATGATATAGGAGAGAATAAAATGGGTATCAAACTTAGTAAACTTATGGAAGGTGAATCAAAAAGGCTTTCAACATCTGAGATGAAAGAGGTGTTGGAGTCTGTTAAAAGATTCAACGAATATGGTTCAAAAATCTATAGAACAAATGAAATAAATGATATGGTTGAATCAATAAAGAATGTATGTGAAAATGCAGGCAGACTTGCAATACAAGAAACTGCAGATTGGTTTGATGTTGTGACAGTAAAAAATGACGTAAAAGGCCTTAGTGGTGCTGTTGATTCATTCTCAAAGACTGCAAAAGAAATTAGTACATTACAACAGAGATTAGAATCTGTATATGAAGATATAGGTCATAAGTTAGGTAAGTATTACGAAATAGCAGAAGCTATGGACCCAGTAGGGAAAGAGGACGGTGATATTGATAATGATGGTGATGAAGATGAATCAGATGAGTATTTAGCAAAGAAAAGAGCTGCAATTACTCAAGCAGTAAAAGGCGAAGGAAAGAAAGCATATAAAAAGGATGATGATGAGGCTGAAGGAATGAATGAGGTATTCTCGGGATTTAGAGGTTTGTCAACTGGAAGACCTAGCTCAGGAAAGGTAAGGTATGATGGTTGGAAAAGAATTACAGAAGAACCAGTTAAAGAAGCTGCTCCTAAAATGAGAAAGAACCCAGAAGCTGAAAACATTGATAAAATATATAAAGCAGCATACCTTGCTAAAAAAGGTGGTGGTTCAGGAAGATACGGAAAAGAATTTGAAAAAGCTAAAAAAATAGCACTTAAAGCTTTAGCAGATATGCACCAATATGCAAAGATAGGAGGATAATAATGAAACTTAAAGACATATTAAAAGAACATGCATATTTAGGTGAATTACCAACTTCTAAGCTTAAAAAAATGAAGTGGAATCCAGTATTGAATCCTAAAAGAAAGGATGAAGCTGTTAAGCTTGACAAGGGTGATGTTGTAGGAACATCATTAAATTATACCTTTGACAAAAAAGGTCATGATATAGCTATGAAATGGCTTAAAAAGAATAAGGTAAGAGACGTATTAAGCACATTAAAAGATAAATATTCAGACTCTGCAGTTATTAATATTGATGGAAGAAAATATACTATTTATGCTAAATATGGCCAATTAAGAATTGGTGGTGGTGGCAAATTAGGAAACACATGGCGTAAAGGTGATGAGGTTGAGCTATTAAAGCAAATGCAAGAAAACAAAATACTTGAGTGGACAACACGAAAGACTCAGATTAACGAGGAGTATGTTGAAATCATGGATGGCCTCAATGAGGGTCTATCACTTATTGGTGATGCATGGAAGCAATGGAAAAATGGACCTATGACAGAGAAGGGTGATATTAAGCCTGCACAAAAAGAGTTAATGGGTTACGTTAATAATTGGCTCAAAAAAAATATCAAATAATTTTTTTATTTCAAGAAAATTTGTTATATTATAGTCAAATAAGTAAATAACTAAAAAACTTAAATATGGCGGATAAAAGAAAATACGTTCCAAGAGACAGGTCTGGTAGGCCTATAAAAAACTACCGTAAGCGTTCAGATTTTATTATTAAAGGTGTACCAAGTGGAGTTAGAGTTCCTGGACCAACACCAGGTGACCTAGAGAAGGCATTAAAGATATTCAAAAGGCAGCAAAAAGATGCTGGTACTATAGATATGCTGAAGGATAGACAATACTATGTAAAGCCTTCATATACCAAGTATGAAAAAAGAAAGAAGGCAAAGGCTTTACAAAGAAGAGCAACACTTAGAGAAAATAAGTTTTGGGAAAAATATTGTTGGCAAGTTGTTATAGGAGATAAGGTTTATTAACAGCACTTTGTTAATATCTTATACGTAAAAAGTTTTTTTTCTTGCGAGAAAATTGTTATATTTATATATAAATAAAAACAATTAAACATGAATACTCTTAAAAGACTTTCAAAAAATTCAATTTTAATTCTATGTGGTTTAGTATCTTTCTACATTGCCTATATTACAGGTACTGGTGAAATACTAAACTACATTGACTTTGCAGACCCATTAAACGAAATGGGGTTTTTTATGGCTTCATCATCTATGGGTGGTATGCTATTATATTGTGGACTTTCAAAATAGTTTAGATAAAACGATACTTTTTGTATATCTATATATATTTATATTCATAAGATAATATGCAAAAACGCACTGTCATTTCTTATACAGTGCAAGCCATATATAAACTAATTCTATTATAGCTCCTAATAGCTATACTTCCTGAAACATAAATTGATAAAAGGAGACAAACATGTCAAAAGATTTGCTTAAAGAGGCAATTGCTGACGCAAAGGCGGTTAGAGAAACTGCAATTGCAAACGCTAAATTGGCTCTAGAAGAAGCTTTTACTCCAAGACTACAATCTATGCTTTCTCACAAAATCGCTGAAGATACTGAAGAAGAATTATCTGATGAAGAAGAAGTTGATGTTGCTGTTGAAAATACGGACGAAGAAGAAACTGACGTAGTTACTACTGATGAAAACACTGAGGACGAAGAAGAACCAGCATATACTGAAAACTCTGAAGAAGAAGATGATATGGAATTAAGTACTGAAGAAGAGGAAATGGATGATTCAGATGAAATGTCTGATGAAAATGATGATGACCTTGAGTTAGAATCAATCATTAAAGAACTCGAAGATGAAGATGAGGAAGAACCAGCTCCAACTGATGAGAATACTGAGGACCCAGGTGACCAAATGGAAAAAGAAGATGATAATGATGCTAAACCATTATCAATTTCTGAAGATGGTGACCATGAAGAATCAGAAGATGATGAAGCTGAACTAGATTTAGGAGAGGTAATTAAAGCTCTTCAAGAAGAAGACGAGGAAGAAGTAGCTGCTGATAAGAAAGAAGATGATTTACAAGAAGCTTATAATACTATTAAGTATTTGAAGGCTAAAATTAATGAAGTTAACTTACTTAATGCTAAACTTTTATTCTCAAACAAACTATTTAGAGGTAATAGCCTTAATGAATCACAAAAAATGAAAGTTATTGAAACTTTTGATCGAGCTAATTCTGTAAGAGAAGTTAAATTAGTATATTCTACTTTAGCTGAATCACTTAAAGGATATAAGCCTGGTAAAAAGAGACAAGTAACTGAAGGATTTGCTTCAAAAGCTACTAACTCTACGAAACCTAATAAAAACGTAATTGTTGAATCTAATAACTTCTCTTCAAGAATGAAGAAGTTAGCAGGTTTACTATAATTTAAGGAGATTAAAAATGTCAAACGTAAGTAATTTACTTAACGACGCTCAAAATACTTATAGACAACAAATTGCTGAAACTAAAGCTTATGTAAATAAGTGGGAAAAGACTGGTCTTTTAGAAGGAATTGACGCAGAATATGAAAGACATAATACTGCTATTCTTTTAGAAAACCAAGCAAGACAACTAATCCAAGAAGCTAATGCTACCGGTGTAGGTAGTAATAAAGAAGAATGGTCAGGTGTTGCACTTCCACTAGTAAGAAGAATTTTCGGTGAAATTGCTGCTAAAGATTTTGTAAGCGTACAACCAATGAATCTTCCATCAGGTCTAGTATTTTTCCTAGACTTCAAGTATGGTGATAAATCAGGTATTGTTGCAAATGCAGACAATACAGGTATTCACTCTGCAGACGGAGATATCATGGGAACAACTAGCACTAAAAATGTTGACCCAACAGGCGGTCTTTATGGTGCTAATAAATATGCATATTCAACTAATGTATCAACTTCAAATAAAGCTACAGATGCTGTAGCTGCTGCTACTTCTGCTTCATGGTCTGATGTAGGATTCGATTCTGATTTATCTGCTTCTGCTGCTGCAGGAGAATTAAAGAAGTTAGTCGTAACTACTGGTGCTACTGATTTAGATGTTCAAGCTGCTACTTCATTCGGATTTAGTGCTTCTGGAGTAACTGATTACTATCCACAGTTTACAACAGCTACTACAGCTGGTGTTGTAACGTTTATCGCTAAAGGTGTAGGTGCTGCTTTCCCAGCAGGTGCTGCTACTTCTACGCAAACTTATACTTTACAACCAACTGCTACTGATAGAGGTGACTTCGAGGATAAATCTCCAGTTGAAGGTGGTTCAACATCTACTGGAACAAATCTTAACATCCCAGAAGTTAATGTTGAATTAAGAAGTGAGGCAATCGTTGCTAAGACAAGAAAGTTAAAAGTAATCTGGACTCCAGAATTTGCTCAAGACTTGAATGCTTATCATTCAATTGATGCTGAGGCTGAATTAACATCTATGTTATCTGAATATATTTCTATGGAAATTGATTTAGAAATCTTAGGTATGTTATCTCAGAATGCTAACACTACTGATTCATGGCATGCAGATGCTAAGGTATTAAATGCAGGTGGTACTGGATTTAGTGATGTTGGTTCTGCTTATGCTTACCAACAAACTTCATGGTTTGCAACTTTAGGTACTAAGGTACAAAAAGTTTCTAATAAGATTCATGCAAAAACTATGCGAGGTGGTGCAAACTTCCTAGTATGTGGACCAGAAGTTGCTACAGTAATTGAATCAATCTCAGGATATGGTGTTGACACTGATGGTGGACAACAACAATTTGCAATGGGTGTAACTAAAATTGGTAGCTTAGCTAACCGATTCACAGTTTACAAAAACCCTTACATGCAATCGAATGAGATTATTATGGGATTCCGTGGTACACAATTCTTGGAAACTGGTGCTGTATATGCTCCATACATTCCATTAATTATGACTCCATTAGTATACGATCCAACTAACTTTACACCAAGAAAAGGTGTGATGACTAGGTATGCTAAGAAAGTTGTTAGACCAGAATTCTACGGTAAGATTAATGTATCTGGATTAAACACTATTTAATAAATAGTATTTAATTTACTTTAAGAAGGGCCCCTTTTTGGGGCTCTTTTTTTTTGTTTTAACTTTAAGCTGATATTTATTATTGTAAACTAAGTCAATATTTATATTTAGGAGAAATTAAATGGCAGCAGGCAAGTACTCATTTATATATGAGCAAGGAACAACAACTGATTTTGAAATTGTTTGGAAGGACTCGGCTGGTTCTCTAGTAGATTTATCTGGTTATGAGGCAAAAATGCAAATAAAAACAGATTATCTCGACAACTCAGGAACTACAGTATTAACTCTAACATCAAGCGCAGGCGACACATATACCAAAGCAGCGGACAAGGCATTCATAAGCCTTTCGGGAAGCAATTTAACAACAGTGCCAGAATCTGGTTCAATTGGTATCTATATAGGATATACAGCAGGAACAAGTATTACAGCAAACGAATATTTTTATGACTTAGAACTCACTCACACAAATACAGCAAAAAGAACAAGATTAATAGAGGGTAAGGTGAAGGTCTCAAAACAAGTAACGGATTAATATATGTCTACCACAATAAACAAAAGTGAAAATACAGTAAATGTATCTAAGACTGAGTCTAATATAACTATTAGTCAAAGTAATTCGTTAGTTAATATAACACCTGAACTAGTAGATACTATAGAGATTAAATCTCCAGGACCAATGGGCCCAGCTGGAACACTAGATAATAATTCAGGTATAGAATCAGGTGGTGATATTACAATACCTGTAAATAAAAAAATCATAACTGGAAATACTACAAATCCTGTTGTAAAGTCTCAAATTTTATTCGGGGCCTCACAATTAGAATTTAAGGTCGGTGACAATAATTTAGGCGGTAAATTCATAGCATTTGGTAATGCTAATACATTTGATGAAGCAAAAAAGAATTCTATAGTATTCAACCATAGACAATCAGATGGTGATATAGTTTTTCACGGGTCTAGCTCAAATTTTCCATCATCAGAAGATGCTGCAAATCTAATGTACTTAGAGGTAAATGAGCAAAAAGTAGGTATAGGAGAAAAACCAGTTGCTGCAAGTCAAAAGCTTACAGTAAAAGGCGGTATAAGTGCAAGTGGTACTGTCTTTGGTGGAGCAGTCATAAGCTATGGCAACATGTCTATTGTTGGAGGCGACCTTCAAATGTTAGGTGCAGAAATACAAGCAGCATCAAATATAACAGCCTCAGGAAATATAAGTGCAAGTGGTACTGTTTCTGGTATTACTGGTTCTTTCCCTCACTTTATTACAACAGGAGAAACAATAGAGTTTAGAGATACTATAGATGGTACAAGAACTGGATTGATAAAATATGATAAGGATAATGGGTTTGAGCTTAGAAATCAAGGTGACACTGGAAGGCAGATACTGAAGATATCAACTGGCTCAGCTGAGAAGTTCGAAGCAAATAATGTTTTTAGGCAAGGTAATCTTAGAATTGAAAATAGTAATGTAAGAACAACTGGCCTTATAAGTGCAAGTGGTATACAAGCTCCTGGATTTGTCGCACAATCAACTGGTGTGACAATAGGTAGTGTATCAAATAAAATACCTGTTATTGTACATGGTGCAATTAAAGGAAAAGGTTCACTTGTTAATATAGAGAGTGGTAGTATATCTGCATCTGCAGCAGTTCAAGCATTAACTGGTTCATTTGGAACTGGCACAACAACAATAACTGACAATGTTTCAACAGGTGGTACAATTTTAGCGGTAGGTAATATCACATCAAATGCATCGGTAGTAAGTGATACAGTAAGGGCAGATAATGTATTAGCAGGTGAAGGAAAGCGCGAGGTTAATTTAGGTAAGGTTAGCGAAAGAGTAGACCTTATTGTTCAAGGTGGAATAAAGATAAGAGGATCAGAAATTACCTTAATGTCTGGTAGTATATCAGCCTCTTCAGATATAAGTTCGTCTGCAACTGTTAGAGCATTAACTGGTTCATTTGGGACAGGTACAACTACAATAACAGATAGCATAACTACAACTGGTGGAGTAACTGCGGCTGGCACAGTAACTGCAGCTGATTTAACTACTGCTGGCACAATAACAGCAAATACAGTCAGAGGAGATGAAATACTAGCAGGTGTAGGTAAAACAGAAGTTAATCTAGGTAAAGTTGGTGAAAGAGTAGACCTTATTGTTCAAGGTGGTATTAGAATAAAAGGTTCTGATATTGTAATGGAAAGTGGTAGTATACAAGCATCCTCAGATATTATAGCTACAGGTTCTATTTCAAGTATAACTGGTTCATTTGACCATATTATTACACTAGATGACACAATAGAATTTAGAGATAAAACAAATAAAAGGCGAATAAAAGGATATGCAAAGTTTGACCCAATTGAAGGTTTAGTTGCACATAGTGCATCTATGGATGCAGGTCTTAGTGCAGTTGAGTCAATAACTATAATGCCTAAGATTGCTAATGCAATTAAGAAGATGCCAGCACAAGGAGGCGGTGCACCAAGTATAGGTGGAGTATTATTCTCTGGTGAAAATGACATAAATTTACCAGGAGTAAATATAGCTGGTAATCAAGATACAACTGGAACAGCAGCCAAAGCAAATAGGGCTACTATTGCAAATACGGCAACTACAGCTGGTTCTATAACTCCTGGTGACTTCATAAAACAACCTAAAGGTGGGTTAACTTTTGCGGTAAAAGGCGGAAAGCTTATAATAACTGCAGGGTCAGAATTAGGCGGAGGAACATATACAATTTCACCAGATGCATAGGCCTTTAATTAAAGACAGTGATATTTATATAAAAGGAGAATTATATGGCAACTAAGATACCAATTTGGCCGGGGTCGGCATCATTTTTTCCAGGTGATACACCATTTGGGATGTATGATAATGATAATCAATTTCGACAAGATATTGAAAAGACTGCAGTTTGGTGTGCACGTAGAATTGGGTATCCTATAGTAGATATAGAACTTCAACAGTCACAATTCTTTGCATGCTTTGAGGAGTCGGTAACTGAGTATAATGCACAAGTTAATAGATTTAACATTAGAGAAAATTTATTATCTTTACAAGGTGCACCAACAGCTTCAAATTATTCAGGTAAGGACATACAGGGAACTGGTCTAAATAAGCTTATAAACTTAAGTAAAGAGTATGGTAGTGAGGCAGGCGTAGGCGGAAATGTTACTTGGTATTCAGGTTCAATAACAACAACGAAAAATGTCCAAACATATGATTTAACAAATACTAGTACAACATCATTTGAATCTGGTACACCAGGAACAACACCAATAGAAATTAAAAGAGTATTTCATCAAGCATCTCCAGCAATGACAAGATTTTTCGATCCTTATGTTGGTACTGCAACTGCAACATCTCAACAAATGAATGAAATGGGATGGAGTGGTTTTAGTCCTGCAATAAATCATATGATGATGCCAATGTATGACGACCTACTTAGAGTTCAGGCAATAGAAATGAATGACCAGATTAGAAAGTCTGCATATAGTTTTGAGCTACAAAATAATAGACTAAGAATATTTCCACTACCTACTGGTAGCTTTGAAGTACACTTTCATTATATAAAAACAGCTGATAGGTCAGATGCATCGCTAACAGGCTCTGTTATATCTGATTTTTCAAATATAACCTATAATCATATTGAATATACTTATATAAACAATCCTGGAAAGCAATGGATAAAAAAGTATACATTAGCACTATCAAAAGAGTTATTAGGTGCAATTAGAAGTAAATACGGTTCAATACCTTCACCTGGAGGAGATGTAAGTTTAGATGGAGAGACTCTTAGAAGTGAAGGGATAGCAGAAAAAGAATCACTAGTATCAGAATTAAGAGAAGATTTAGAGGCTGCATCTAGAAGAAACGCAATGGAAAGGCAAAATGATGAGGCAAACTTTCATCAAGAAACAATAAATAAAGTACCACTTGGTATATACATAGGATAATTATGGCATTATTTTCAGGAAATAGAGACATGCAACTATTTGAGAGGTTCAGCGTTGAGCTAATAGATAGGCTTGTAGGAACTGAAGTAGATATATTTAAGATATCAAAGACTCTTACTAAGGAAAATATATATGGAGAGGCTATAAGAAAAGTATACAAAACAGCTGTAAGAGTTGGTTGCTTAATAACACCAGAGCAGAAGGAGTGGTCTTCAGGAGAGTTAGGTGAAGACGTAACAAAGCAATGTCAGTTTGCTTTTGTTAGAAGTACAGTAAAAGATAAGAATCTAAAGATACAGGTAGGTGATATATTTAATTGGGATAACACATATTGGCAGGTTGATAAAACAAATAGTGGTAGATATCACATGGCACATAACCCATCTACAACAACATTAGGTGAGGATTTTGGGTTAAACTTACAAATTATTTGTGAAACTCATATGGTAAGAAAAAGTAGTTTATCAATAGAAAATACATATGTTGGAAATCCAGGAATAATACCGGATAATATATAATGGCAAAAGAAATTAATAATAGACAGGATGGTTCACAACCAAAAGCTAGGTCGAAACAGAGTACTAGGGATAAGCTGCAAAAAAGAGGTAGCCAAACCTTGAAGTCAAATTTCAGGGGAAAAGATATATCTCTTGGCCTAATGGATATTGACACTGTAATTGTTGAATATTTTGAAAATGCAATAAAGCCTGAGGTGATGGATAGTACAGGTCAAAGAATACAAGTACCAATAATGTATGGCAATCCAGAAAGATGGGCATCTATTCAAAAGAGTAGAGTATATAGAGATGAAAACGGCCAGTTGCAACTACCTTTAATAATGTTCAAAAGAACATCAATAGAAAAGAATAGAAATCTTGGAAGGAAAATGGATTCAAATTCACCTAAACTATATCAAGGTTTTCAAAATGAATATTCTACGCTAAACAAATATGATAATTTTGCAAAGCTACAAGGAATGCAAAGAAAGAAACACCTTAAGAAGGTTGTTGTACCGGACTATATTGACTTATCTTATGATTTTATAGTCACAACAGAGTTTTTAGAACAAATGAACGGAATAGTTGAGGCAATAAACTATGCAGAGGGTTCATATTGGGGTGTCAAAGAAAAATTTAATTTTAAGAGTAAGATAGACAGTTTTGATAAT